TTAATTGGTTTATCGTACTGCCTGACATCGGCACGACATCAGGCAGCTGTTATGGCAAATAAAATCGCAATTAAAGCATATTCTCTAATCGCAAAATTTCCTTATAATACGACCGCAAGAATTTACGGCCGTATTTCGTACTAAACCAACGGCATAAACCGATTGAGTAAATAGCAACAAGCAGCATGATAATTATCGTACTGCACATTAGACCAATTGCCGCAGGCGCAAACAATGCGAACGCCTGCAAATGTAATTTAATTCGTTTCATTTCTAAAATTTGGTTTGTCGTCCCTTTCACGTGAATTATCGTACTATCCACGTGAAGGGTTTTGGCTTAGTTCGCGTTCGCATCATCGTAGGCTGCGATTGCCGCTTTCAACGCTTCTTTTTTCGTGTTAAAAAAGATTTGTTCAGGCGTGTCGAAATATTTATCATACTTTGGACTTTCCGAGAAAACACAAAACTTTACTCCCCGTTCGTCGTGATGCTCTTCGCACTTTATAGGAATGTATCTGTATTCTCCTTTTCTGTAGAGCTGCCAATGGATATAATACCGTTCGGGGCTTTCCGCTGAACTACTGGACGAGTACCTGTACCTGAACCATCTCCTAAATTCTAACTTTGCTTTCATATCTTCATTTTTAATTGGTTATAGGAAAGGGCACGGGAACGAATCCGCACCCTCCATTTTGTTAGCCGCGGTTTTTGCTTTCGCTTCTGTTATCTTATTGTTTCTTTTTCGCTTCATGGAAAGCAAATACCGCATTATTTTACGCATAACTGCGGCGGTCTTTTCAGGGTGTCCACATAACCACGACGGCAATTTTATGTTTGTTGATGATAGGTTTATTTATTGCATTTTCCCTATCCGTGTTTAAGGTAACCAGCCACGGCACACGACAAGAAGCCAATTTAAGAATATGATTTTGTTTCACGCGTTGTTTTTATTCCTTGTTCTGTTTGTGAAAATATAAAAATACATTCCATATAAAAACAATTCCGCAAACAGGAAACAAAAACAACTAAATCAAAGAACTAACATGCAAACCGCCTCCGCGGATTTACTTGCATGTCTGCAACCTGAACGGCTGCACGTAAAAAATATGCGCGCTTTGTGAGATTCGCACCCACTGCAAATTTTGCAAGTCTAAAAATATAAAGCGCAAAATTACCCACCTAAAACAAATTAGGTGGGTAAAACATTGCAACAATTCGGATATATTTGTCTTACTCGTCGATACCTAATGTATTTAGATACTCCGTATAGAAACCGTGCAACGCGTCCTTTTCCTGCTTTGCAGTCATTTCTATTTTAGCAAGTTTTAAACCTGCTTTCATGTCATTGATACGCTTTTGCGTATCATTCAGGGCTGCGAATTGTTCAAACGTCAAACGCTTTGCCAACTTCTTGGCGAAGACGCGCTTTGCGTCCTCCACTTTCAAAATTGACTTGATAACATTCAAGACGTTTGTCTCATTCACTTGTCCGACGGGGAACAAGTAAAAACATTTTTTACCAACCTTAACGGCGGGTATAGCGTCATCGGTTGGTTTTGCTTCGCTTAATGAATAAGCGAAGTTTTTAGTTAGGCGGAGGATCTTCCTGAGACCCCCCGCCCTGAAAAGGTCATCTTGAATATCCTTAACTACCATAAGGGCCTCACGCGTTGCAACGATCTGCTTTGCATTCTTAATTCTGTTTGTCATAATAGCACCGCTTTTTCCACACGAGAGCAAAAGCGGCAAACGCTTAAAATTAAACAATAGCCGCGCGGCTGCAATCGAATGCGTAAACACACTATATAAAATATAGCTGCTTGCCGCGCGTATATCCTTGTTGTCGCAAAAAGTCAAAGACAGACAAAGGGGCTTTTCGGGCATCCGCCTTACTTATCCTTTCTTTATCTTTTCTATATGCAAATTTAGCGACTTTTTTTTAATGTAACAAACAAAACAACCACTTTAACAACATCATAACACGTTGATATACAACGAATTACAGACTTTTTTCAATGAAAGAATATGCAGAACAACGCATAAATTAACCATATTTTGCAAATAAGCGGAAATTTATTGCAAATAAACGTTAATTATTTAACAATTATCGCTATCTTTACAGGCAGTATAAACATACAGGAAAAGCGCATGAATATGCAAAAGCGAAAATCGGAGAGAATGGAAACGGGAAACGGAAAAACGAAGGGAAAAGCTGCAGGGAGAGAGGAAGGAGGAAGGGAGTGACAAGTGTTAATTATTTTAACATTTTAAAGTATAGCAAAAAGCGTGCCAAAAATGGCTTCAAATTGTTTGTTATATATAGTAACAAACCCACCCCCGGGGCTGTTACGCTTGTAAACAAGCGGTAGTAACCCCACTTAAAAATTTTTTCTTCCCAATTTTTTATTTTCTTATTTCATTATTCCGAGTGTTTCTTATTGTTAAATCTCCGAAATGACGAAATTTTGACAAAACCACTAAATGTATATTTATCCATCATTTCTCATTGTTAAATATGTTTAATTATTCTCTTATTACTACATATATTATGTAGTATATGTATATTTATTCTTATATTTGCATTGTTGACTTTTATCGTTTTGGTTTGAGGGGGGGGCAAGCGGCGTTTTTCGCTGGACAACGTGTTCTTGCTTCCTTGCAATCAACGGACAGGGGCAGTGTATATGGGCTTGAAAATCCTACACCAATTATACACGAACCCCGGGAAACGTACACAATGAGTGAATGAAAGGTATTGTCTCATGACAGAGGGAGAGAAATTGGACATGATCTACGCTTCATTATTGGAGCAGTCAAAAAACCCCAAATATGCGTTCGGTTCGTTGAGAGGGAACTGGGGTTATACGAACAGTCCTTCGTACAATGACAACAAATCGCGCTTTGACCAGTCGATGGAGCTGTTCGCCCGTGACTGCGGCCTGCGTTATTATAACGGGAGCTATTATTTTTACAACGGCAAGACATACGACGTCGCATCGGCTGAAGTCGTCGAGATGGCGTATGAAACGTTGCTTCGCGATTTGTGTCTGGCTCCGATGATGCACAAGCCCGTTGTCCGGCGCGAGGGTTTCATGCGCACGGTTGCGTTTCGCAATTCGTTCGTTCCCCGTCTTGATCTGATCGGTTTTGAAAACGGCGTATTGGATTTGAGCGATCCGAAGAATCCGTCGTTTGTTCCGTTTTCCCCTGCGCTGCCGATTACTTATTACCGTCCGTACCGTTATGACGGGAATGCGAGATGCGACCGCTGGCAGTTCTTCCTGCGCGAGGTTCTTCCCGACAAGACGTCGAGGACGATATTGCAGATGTTCCTGGGGCTGGGTCTGACGCAGCGCGACGTGGCGTTTTCGGAAAGCTGGCGTCATAATGCGGGGAAGGTTGAATTGTGTCTGCTGTTGATTGGCGGCGGTGCGAACGGCAAGAGCGTCATCTTCGATGTCATGCGTGCGCTGTTCGGTGATGCGAAGATAAGCAAGCTGGACTATTCGACGTTGACCGCCGGCGGTGATGAGGGGCTTCGTGGTCGTTTACCCATTCGTGGAATGACGTTCAACTGGTCGAGCGACAGCAATCCGAGGAAGTTTGGTGGAAGCAAAAGCGAACAGAATCTATTCAAGCAGATTGTGTCGGGTGAGCCTGTTCCCGTTCGTGGAATCGGCCGTAACATCGAGATGTGCGACGAGGTGCCGTATCTGATTTTCAACATGAACGCCCTTCCGAATATCGACGACGATTCGAACGGAATGATAAGGCGGCTGCAGATTATCCCGTTTGATATAACGGTGCCGCTGTCAAAACGTGATCCGAACTTATCGGCAAAAATCATTCAAAATGAATTGCCGGGTATTTTCAACTGGGTGATGCGCGGGACAAAGGAGTTGTTCCGCAGGAAGTTCCGTTTTCCCGATGCCGAGGGAAGTCGGATGGCGATGCTCAAAACCCTTGTCACGCGTTCCCCCATCATCGCGTGGGTCAAAACGTATAATATCCGCTGCGACAAGGAAGCACCGAACGAGGTCCCGATTCATATCCTTGGGAATGACCTCTATGCGGCGTTTGTTCGTTTCTGTAAGGACAACGATGTTGATGAAACGCTTATTCCGACATCGAATCGTTTCGGTCGTGATATGCGTGATAAACTGAATTTCTTCAAGAAGCGCACGGGAAGCGGTGTTTACTATGAGGTGTACGGCATCACGCTTGACAGATTGAAGCAGCCCGTGTTTGTTACGGACATTCAGGAAATCGAGGGTGAAGCGGACGACGACAATGAGTCATTCATTAAGGACGACGACTAAAATGGGAAAGGATTGGATTGGAAATAAAGAGGGTGTTTTTAGGACGCTGGGGGCGAGCAATCATTCTGATGGCGAACGTGAAGTGAATGACTATTATGCAACAGAACCAAAAGCGGTTGAGTTGTTAATGGATTTAGAATCATTTGATAAGAATATCTTGGAGCCGTCATGTGGTGAGGGACATATATCGGACGTTTTGAAATCGCACGGATATAATGTTGTCAGCCGTGATTTGATTGACCGTGGATATGGAGAGATTGCAGACTTTCTTTCGGATGACAATACGGAATGGAATGGCGATATTATCACAAATCCGCCATATAAATACGGTTGCGAGTTTGTTGAAAAGGCGTTGCAGATAATACCATATGGTCATAAGGTTGCAATGTTCTTAAAGGTACAGTTCTTGGAGGGCAAGCGCAGACGAAAGATGTTCGATATTACACCGCCGAATCGTATATGGGTCAGCAGTTCGCGTCTAAAGTGCGCGATGAATGGCGAATTTGATAAAACGGCAAGCAGTGCAGCGTCTTATGCGTGGTTTATTTGGGAGAAAGGTTTCCATGGCGATACAATCGTTAAGTGGTTCAATTAAACAATGATTTCTCTATGATAAACGAAACGGATCTGAAGATTGAGAAGATGAAGATGCTCAAGCGCATCGGCGAAGCCGTCAGGGACTTTGTCGGCAGAACGGGTTATGACAACGTGAGCATTGGTGCAACGTGTTGTAATGGCGAGTTTATGACACATGACGGCATAATGCACGAGGGGCTTCATGTCGAGTTCACGTGTGATTATTATAACAGCGAGGAGGACGATGATGAATAGATTTTTCGAGGTCGTCGACCGAACATACGGCAAACAGATGATAAACCTTGACAATGTCGAGATATTGTCAGAGAAGTCGTACGAGGTCGTTATGACGGGCGGCAAGCGTTTCAAGATTATCAAGGAGAGTTTCGACGGCCTGCTTGCGGAGCTGAAAAAGCCATATTCAGACGCTACGGCAGAGAAAATGTGTCAATTGCAGAATGATTTGACTATTGCAAAGCAGGCGATTGAAAACATCTATGTTGCTCTCCTTGATTCAACCATTTCCCCATCAACACTTGGAAAGGTTAATGACGAAGCTCTTGACGGCATGTTGTCAAGTTGTTATACAGAGATAAAGAAACTTCAAAACAGATAACAAATGGCAGACTATTTAGATATGATGCGTGGTTTTACGCAGTTTATGGACGAGATTGAGCGTAAGATGTATCAAGCGGAAAAGAGCGTTCAGCTTCCCGATGAGATTGATTTATACAACTTCTTTGAAACGTGGGGAGGTATGGCAATTTGTCTTTTAAGAAATTGGCATACGGCAATGTATGGCGTTAGTTGTGTGCGCACGTATAAAACACTCATTAATTATTTATTAATGTATGATGATTGCTCACAAATCAAATACTATATCGGTAAAAACATATATTATGCAATCAATTTTAACGGTAGGGGCGTGTTCCTTGTGAGCGAGAAACGTTATAACGAACTTAAAGCAAAGAAAGGATAATGATTATGGGAAAGATTATCGAACTTGAATTTCTTACGACGTCAATGGGGGAGAAGACAACAAATCCTCTGTTATTGGATGTTTCGCAGGTATCTGCGGTCCTATACAATTATGGCGAGTATCGTGTGAATATCGGATCCACTCGCTTTGAACTAACAAAGGACAGCTACAATAAGCTATGTTCCGCTCTTAAAGAGTATAAGGAGCCTTCTGAATCCATTCTCTGCGAGTTGCAGCACGACCATACATGGATAAAGCAGGCGGTCTTCAATCTGACTGCAATGATGAAAAAAGGAAATACGGACTATAAGCCCGCACTTTTGATTGGCTGTAATGACGAATGCCTTGGCGCATTGTTTTCCGATTGCTACGGCAAAGTCCGTAAAATGCAGGAGCGCATTAAAGAACTGGAGAGACAGGTGGAAATTATGACAGAACCGAAGAAAGGGGGATAATATGTACATAGTTCAGACAAATGATTTATTCAATTTCCGTGATGTATTTGCATCAAGTCACCCACAAGTAGCCTTTGAGTACATGAGAGGCTTGGAAAAACATCATGGGAAGGTGTTTAGGATTATCAAACGATAAATATGCTCCAAGAGTTTAAGAACGACATATACCCTCGCAGGTTGTGGGTTGCTACGAGTTGGGATGACGTAAAGGACAAATTCGCATCCCATGGAGGTTATGAGTTTGAGAAGTCAGAAGACGCATACGCTACTACCTATCCACAGATGATGCGAAAGAAGACTGGAAAATTCGGAGTATTGATAGTCTTTTACGACTGCGCTAAACTCTGTGGAAGCAGGATTGTTGAGAATATCGCCCACGAAAGCCTGCATGCTGCAAACGCCATTTTTAATGAGCTTGGAGTTGAATATAGTCTGACGCATGATGAGCATGCCGCATATACGGTTGGCTGGGTTGCCAAGTGTTGTTGGAAAGTTTTACAGAAAGAGATTTATAAATAAAAACTAAAAGAGTATGAAACGAGAATTTAAGTTTGAAGTGGGTCAGTATGTCGTCGTAAAGGATAAATATTCGGCGATAAACCCATTGCTCCCCAAGTATCCCTGCAAGATCAAGAGCAGGTCTTCAGACGGAGAGGACAATGTCTACCTCCTCGGCACCGGAGCGGACAACGGTGTCGTCTGCCTGGAAACGTCCCTGGCGTTATACGAGGGAGACATAGAGGAGCAGATGCGGAGCGAGATACTCGATCTGCAGTGCAGGGTGAAGTTCCTCGAGGACAGTATCGACCGTCTGAATACCAGTATGGCCGTCGGGTTTTCAAACTATTAAACAGAACAGTTATGGCAGTGACAAAAGAAGAGCTGGCAGTATATCTGTCAGAGAAGAGCGGCGAGACGATAACACGCTCAAAGCAGTTCATTGACGATTTCATTGACGTGATGGCGGATGTGCTTGCAGGCGGTAAGGAAATCAATCTCCGTGACAGTTTCAGACTGAAGGTCATCGAGCGCAAGCCGAAGAAGGCGTATGACTTCACGAACAAGACAACGATTGACGTGCCTGCAAAAAAGGTATTGAAGTTCGTTGCAGGAAAGGATTTTGAGGAAAGGGCATTGGGACGATGAGCAGTGAAGTGAAGATTGTGCTTGAGGGCGGTGTCATGCCGGAGAAAGCGACCGAAGGTGCTGCTTGCTATGACCTTTATGTCCCGGAGGACTTCAAATTGAAGCAAGGGCGGCAGGTATTGCCGCTCGGCTTCCGTATGCAGCTGCCGAAGAACATGGCGGCAATCATCAAGCCAAGAAGCGGTTTTTCGTCAAACGGCATCGGGGTTACGTACGAGCAGCTGTGCGAGTTGTACACAAAGCGTATTGATGCGGATGTGCTGCTTGGTACGATAGACAGCGATTACACGGGCATTGTCGGTGTTATTATTGACGTTCATGATGAGCTATTGGCACGCACGTTCATAGCAAAGAGAACGCGCGTTGCACAGATGCAGCTTGTCGAAGTACCAGAAACGGAGTTCAGGCAGGTTGATGCCCTTGACGAAATAGAGCGCGGCGACGGTGGTTTTGGTCATACGGGCATAAAGAAGATTGTTAAACAGAGTGAGAAGCCGAAGCGAAAAGCAGGCAGACCACGTAAGAAAGCAAAGGAGAAGTAATATGGCGAAAGTATTTTTGGGGGTTGACCCGGGACGTGCGGGAAGTTTGGTATCACTTGACGAAAACGGCAGGGCGTTGCAGGTCGTGAAGATGCCCGAGACAATGGGCGGTATTTTGCAGTTCTTCCAGCAGTACACCAATGACGATGCAGTGTGTTATTTGGAGAAAGTACACGCACGACCTGGTGATGGTGCAGCGAGTATGTTCAAATTCGGACAGGGGTTCGGATGGCTTCAGATGGCATTGCTGGCAGCGAAGATAAAGACCGTTGAAGTGCTGCCAAACACGTGGATGCGTGGCCTTGGTATCAAGTCGAAGAAAAAGGACGAGACGAAGACGGCATACAAGAACCGTCTGAAATTCGTTTCCGAACAGCTGTTCCCCGAGCAGAGGGTAACGCTGTGGAATGCGGATGCTCTGTTAATCGCACATGCCCTCTATGTTGCAGGCAAAAAGGGAGAGATTAGCGCGAATCTGGAGGGTTGATCATGGCAGCAGAGAACGTAAATCACCCCTCACACTACAACCACGGCAGGCTGGAGTGCATTGACATCATGGAGGACGTGTTCGGCATTGACGAGACAAAGGCCTTCTGCAAGCTCAATGCGTTCAAATACCTGGTCAGAGCCGAACTGAAGGGCAATGAGCCAGAGGATATTGACAAGGCATTGTGGTATCTGGAGAAGCATCATGAACTTGCCAAGAGACAGGAAACAGAACAAATCATGAACAACGTTTGACTTATGGAACAGAAAGGATTAGAATTAGGTAAAATCTACCATGCAGGCAATTTTATCATAATGAAGTTCACACGTACGCTCACGGGCAAGCAGATGCGCCGGCTGCGTGACGCAATGAACATCCCGCGTGACGTTCAGAAGCGTCTGGAGCGGAACGGCATGCAGTTCATCAAGGCATCGACCGTCAGCGGCTCATGGAGCGTTGAATGGGCGTTCGGCATGTCGTTCTTTAAGGCGATTGACGAGATGCCCGTGAACGAAAACGGAGAGTTCTACGGGACGGCACTTGACAACCTCACGATGATACTCACGTGCATGTTCGCCGACACGTCTGTCGTCGGCGACATGGAGTACATGACGGAGAAGCAGAAGCTCATGCACGGGTATTTCGACCGCATGGCGAAGAAAGGCGAGCCGACAGAGGAGGAAGCCAAGGAGAGCGAGAAAGCAGCCGACGAGGTGCTCAAAAACGAGGAGCACAGGGCGACGTTGATCAGCATGGCAAAGGAGGTGGAGAATGACGGACAGGACGGTTGAGCAGTTGCTGGACTATGCGAAGCTGCTGGACATGCTTATTCTCATCGAGCATGCGCTTGACGGCGGGCGCATGGAGTTCCCCCTCCCGGTATTCAACGACGAATGGACCGGAAATCAGGTCGAGAAGATATTCGGAATGATTGCGGAGCGAAGTTAAATCAAAAAAGGGCGATTCTCTCGAACCGCCCTCTATCAACCAATAAAATTAAGAATCATGTACGAGTTAAACCATTATGACAAATTCAGTCTTTGTTCGTAAGCATAAATTCAAAATTCTGTTGCAAAGATAGTCATTTTTGCGGCGTAAGACCTATAACAAAAGTTAAATTTTCAATACTACATAAATTATGTACTGTTTTTCTTGTTGCTTCATAATTTATGTAGTATCTTTGTCTGTAAATATTCTGCGCTACACAAAAGGAACAAATCTTATAAAGAGATTCATATCTTTTTTACATAGATGAGGTCGTTGAACGAAGTGTAGCTCGTTTGACGGCCTCACGCTTTTTGAGGACAGATGAAATACATAAGAAGGTCATTGATAATTGAATGTTTCGGCAACAAAGAGCTGCTGAAAGCACTCGCAATGGCGTATCTCATCAAGCACCGAACAAAGTCCTCAAACATCCGCCATTATTCAATCAATCTCATTCACTCCATCACGGGTATTCATGCCGTCACAATCAAAAAGAGATTGCAGACATTGAACGAGTACGGACTTATTCTTATTGAAAAGGATAATCTCATCATCCGTTCAACCGTCAGCAAGCACTCAAAACGGAACATGAACATCGGTCGGATGGACTTCACAAACGTAAAGACCGTTGAGAGGTCATTGCAGGCGTTGCAGGTCGTTTTCATGCAGCAGCGTAAGGATTTCTGCAAGCATACTATTCACAACGCACACCACGGCTTCAATCAGAAGAAGATCAAAGCGGCGAGGAAAGCGTGTCGGAAGTATGGTTACGGAGATAAGTACGCCGAGCGTGGACTGTCGTATGCAACGATAGCAAGAAAACTCGGACTGTCGGTTGCCACAGCATTCAAAGTCGTAAAACAGGGAGTACGGAAAAAGTACTTCAAGAAGTTAACACACTTCGCATGGACTATTCTTAAAGGTGTCTGCGGAATGGATATTCAAGGATATACATTCACAACAAAGAACTACGGATTCCAAGTGCAGGCGAACACGTACAAGGTCGGCTATCGGTGGAGGTAGTACAGCATGGTAACATATAGATTATAGAAAATGAAGACTGAAAATAAAGTAAATATGGGAGAAAACGAAGTAAAAGTATTTGAGAATAGTCAGTTCGGTAAAATCCGAGTTGAGATTATTGGTGGAGAGCCGACGTTCTGTTTGATTGATGTTTGCAATGCGATTGACATTTCAAATTCAAGAAACGTAAAGGAAAGGATAGACAGCGATGATGTCCGTCTGGTGGACGTCACCGACAGTCTCGGCAGATTACAGTCCACGACGTTTGTTACTGAAGGAGGAATGTACGACGTTGTGGTGAGAAGTGACAGCCCCAAAGCGAAACCGTTCAGGAGGTGGTTGACACATGAGGTCGTGCCCTCGATAAGGAAGACTGGTGAATACTCTATGCAGAAGAAACTTCCACAGACGTACTCCGAAGCTCTGCGGGAACTCGCAGACAAAGTCGAGGAGAACGAAGCTCTGAAAACCGAGAATCGGAAGATGCTGCCGAAAGCCAGCTACTTTGATTCTTTAATTGACAGAGGCCTCAACGTATGCTTCCGTGATGCTGCAAAAGAAATTGGCGTAAAGCAAAAGGAGTTCATTGCCTATTTGCTCGAGAACAAGTATGTGTACCGCAACAAGGCCGGCAAGCTGCGCCCTCACGCCGATTACGACAACGATCTGTTTGTCGTCAAGGACACGAAAAGCGACAGCAACGGCTGGGCGGGCGTGCAGACCCTTGTAACGCCAAAGGGTAAGGAAACTTTCAGGTTGTTGCTTGACGCGTAACTATGAGACGCATATACTTCGAGAACTGTCTTTTGACGAAACTCGGCTTTCGGTTAATTGATGAGGAACAGGGCGTGAGGACATACGCTAAATACGAAGGAGAGATATGCGGCCGTCCGATTTCCCTCATGGAAGTCGCCACGTCCCCGCTGTTCGTCCATGTGTCATTCAAACTTGACAGGAAGCACTGGGTGTTCTGGAAAAAGATGTGGGTTCGGAGCGAGATTGTGAAAGCGGAGGATGTTGAAACAATATTCAAGATGTTTTTCAAAGAGAACAAAAAAGAAATCAACAAATATCTAAAAATGCAGTAATATGAAGAATGAAACGAAATTGAAGAAGGTGATTGCGTTCCTGGACGAGAACAATATCAAGTACAGGCAACGAAAGAAAGTGCGGTTCGGACACAGTGACGTCTTCCTGCCGGACACGAAGGTCGCTATCAAGATTGACTGTGAGGACAGAGACCGCTTCTATAAGACACATAAGGGCAGATGCTACCCCGTGTTCATCCGTGATGAGGACAAGCCGAAATTCGTGCTGGAGAAAGTGCAGAACACGATAATCCTGTCGATGACGAGGGCGCAGCAGTGGGTGATGCGCAAAAAGCAGAAGGAGGAGAACAGGCGCATCAATGCAGAACAGATGAAGCTGTGTGCCGAGAGGAAAGCAGCAAGGGCTGCGAGGGAGGCGAGAACGGCCGCAAGGAGAGGGGGCAGAAGATGAAACAGAAACCTATTATGAATGGCGAGAATATGGTTAAGCGCACAGAACGTGGGTGGGCTGGCCATTTTTGTTGTTCCGATAGATGCAAATTTAGAAGAAATACCCTTTTAGAATATGATGGAGAATTTATTGTTGTCAGCACCGTTGGGCGAATGGAATATACCGGAAATCCCATGCTTGACACCGTTGGATGTGATAGATATTATGAAACGATGGCATTCTATTCTGACACATCTGATCTGGAATTTCACGATATTGATGTAGAAAGACAAATCTATTTAGGTTGCGATTGGGCTCTTAACGAAATAGACGACAATAAAGCCAATGATATGCATGAAAAAGCAGTAGATTGGGTTAGTCGTCAGATGATGGAGCATAAAATAACTATTCAAGAAATGTAATCTGTAATACAAACAAAGACATGGCACTAAGTGAAAAGGAACGCAGCCTGTTGTTCGCAAGCAAGAGGGCGCAGGCGCAAAGGAATGCAGCCGACCACGTGGCAAACATTCTTTGGAAGACCGCAGAGAACATTGTTAAGGCAGCGAGGAAATACAGACCCTACTACCGGAGCAAGACAATGTCGGATGTCGCCCGATACGAAAAGGAAGCACGCCGGATTGCCGCCGATGCGGAAAAGGCCATTGAAAAGTATGTCGAGGCCTATTCGCAGGCTGGCGGCAGAGTATTGAAAATGGACACTAAAGAGCTTGTAGGAAATTATCTAAAGCAGGAAGTGTTCGGCAAGACGTACATGCAGCGCAATAGCGAGTATCTAAGCGACTTTGCGGAGGATATAGTGAAGCTGGTGAGGGCAGGTGTTTCTCTGCGCTATGACGAAAGGAAAATCATCAATGCCGTGCGTAGCTCGTACAAAGACCCCTACAACAGGTCGTTGATGACGAAAGCGGCAAAGGCCGACAACAAGGCCATGGAAGTGCCGCACCGAGGAAAGGGTGTTTATACGGCATCGTATGAGAATGTCATACGAAACGTAAGAAACACCATAGGGCTTGCGTGGACGCAAGTTGAAAAGGAATATGGAGACCGTCATGGTGCCATTGGTTTTTATGTACACCGAGCATCTTCCATTCCTTGCAGTATATGTGACGAGCATATCGGCTGGCTGCACAGGATGACAGACCCCGCCCCTATGTATCACACTTCATGTAAATGTATTGTGGAGTATGTTTTCCATAAAAATGACAAACCGCAGTTAAAAGACCCGATAGTTTAATTTAAAAAAAAGTAAAGATAATATGGATATTAGAAATTCCCAAAAAGTGATGAACCTGTTGAAGATGAGGTCGAATGTCGATAACCTTATTACGTACCTTAATGAACACAATGATTGCAGCGTGATTGTGTCGGCAAAGTCGAAGGACACGCAGGGAAGGTTCGTGTTCCTTGACGCGCAGGGCATCGACGAGGTTGTCGGACTGCTTAACGACATGGAAACAAGGTTTGACAAGAAACTGAAGAAGATGTGATATGACACCCCATCTTAGTTAGATTAAGGTTGGGACGAACTACAAAACGGCGCATGAATTTCTCGACAGTGCTCTGCTGTTGAGCCTTAATGAGGAATTTGTTGGTAGTGCTTTCAAGCGAATTTAATGTATATAGAAAAGGAGACGTTTTGGCGCGCCTCCTTTTTTGTTATTTCTTCTTCGGCCCCATTGCCTTGCCGTTCTGCCAAATCAGGCAGTCCTTGCACGTCTTCGGATAATTGACTGGGAGGTAATAGTGGATAGTGGTGTCTTCCTCCTTGATTTCGTCCTGCTTGATGCGTGCGTAATCTGCAATCTTCGAGGTTATTTCAATCCACTCCTTTGAAGACGGTTTTGTGAGATTGCGTGCTTTAAGCAGGTCGGACAGAATCTTCTCCTTTGACGTGGCCTTCGCAAGGTCGTCGGCGGAGATTTCGTCTGTCTGGCTTTTGCTTTCCCGTTCCTTTTTGAGTTCGGCAACGAACTGCTGTACCCCGTCGAGGTTCTCGAGCTTCTGCTGTTCCGCCTTTAGTCGGTTTTTATCCCATGTCAGGCCTGCGTTTTGGAACGTCAGATTCCATGCGTCATTGATACCGATACCTGCTGCCCGCATGGCGGCATAGCAGAGATAGCGTGCGTCTTTAAGCCCGTACCCTGCCGCCTTGCGCTGAAATGTCTGTGTGAAAATTATCTCGCTCATCAACTAATGTTTTTTGTTATAGGAATCCCAGTTATTACGTCCTTCCCAATTGCCTTCGGAATCCCACGTTTTACCCGACTTGTTTGGCCTGCCTTTTCTGCCGCCCTTTGGCTGATTAAGATCACTGCCGCTTTTACCGTGGTTGATACGTGCGGCTGCTTCCTCCTGTTCAATGGCGTTTTCGGTCTGGTTGTCCTGCACTTCGAGCTGTGCGAGCAGATCCATCTGCTGCTTTTCTTTCTCCTCTGCAATGATACGTGCATACTCGTCGTTCTTCGGGAAGTCAGGACAACGCTCGGAAGCCGTCTTCCGTGATATAAACTTGTTCTGTACCGCCGTTGCAAGATTTGTAATGATCTCTTGCGAGTTGCTGTGTATGTACGGGGCCAGCCACGCATTGACGGGCAGTTCCATGTATGTTGCAGTCTGGTTTTCCTCGAATCCTACCCCGAACTTTACCATTTTCATGAGCATGTCGATGAACGGCTGCAACAGCTGCGCATCGTTCATCGCAATCTCCAGTGCAGGAGAATAAAGCAGCTTCAGAGCCACTCCGGGAAGGTCGCCCGATTTCAATTCCGGCGGCTTCACCGTGAACGACAGCTCATAGATAAGGTCATACGACTTGTCGAGCTGCGTCGCGAAAGCGTTTGAAGCGTCGGTGCCGTTGAGGAAACCTGCTTCCGCGTCTTTGTCGTCCATTGTCACGAGTTTTGCCGCGCCGTTGCTGTCTCCGATGACGCTGATGTCGTCGCCTGACCCTTTCATGTACATGATAGGGAACGCATACGCCTTGTTGTTCTCGCACAGATGGGAGAACGCCTCCTCGTAGTCCTCGATATTCTTCTGCACGGCATGCCAGCACGGACCGTCTTCGTTGCGGACGTAGGCAACGGGGAGGAACGGGAATCCGTGCGGCTTCTTCGTGATGAGTTCAAATCCGTCAAGGTTAAATATCTTTTTAAGAAATGCAGAAACACCCCTTTCATTTACGCCACGCTTGTAACGATAGATGTTTACGTCATCCCACACCTCAACGTATTCTGTCTTTTCTATGCCGTCATCGTCATAATCGTAGTATTTACGTGCAAATAATTCGAGTTCGCCTGTAATAGAGTCAAAATGAGGATAAAGTGTGTCGCCGTTTAGATAAGACAATGTTTTTGCTCCAAACTTACCATTATTGAAAAATCCGACCACGGCGGCGTCTCCCGTTATCATCAGCGAGCGGACAGCCTCGAAGTTCCGTATCTCCATGTTGGCCAGCAGCCAGCACTTTTTGAACTTGATAAGGTTCTTCTGGCACTCCTCTTCCTTTGTCTTGTCCATTGCGCCGTCGGCAATCTCAAACTGCACGTCATTGCCCGTGAGGTGCAGGATATGCTTTGTCGCAATCACCTGCTGGAATGCGAAAGACGTGCGTGTGATAGGCTGCTTATACCACTTACCTAAATCAGGATCCTTCTTGTAAATGTCCGGATACTTCGTTTCGTCGAAGATAGCGTGCGCTGACGGATAGTATTCGCGCAGGAAGTCCGCCTGTGTCATGACGACCCTGTACAGGTGGTCTTCCGGCATGGCGACATCATCTATGTCATCCCTTCTCTCCTGCATGCCATGCTGCATATACCCTTTCGGTGTAACTCTCCACCACGGCTTTTTCGTCAGCACTTCTCTGTAATTCACTGTCAAATCATCCATAATCCCTTGGCCTTTTTATGTTTCTTTTTCGTTAACCTGAATATCTTTATGTAGAACCAGCTCTCAAAGAAGTCAGGCGAGTGTCCCACGTATTTCTTGGCAAGTTTCTTTATCAGCAGCTTGAAACCTTTATCGGCACCCACCTCGTCACGCCTAAGCGACTTTCTTTCTTTCATTAAAATCTGCCTAAGCGTGAGATTCTTGAATCCGTTGCCGCTGAACTTTCTTTCAAGTAATGCAGGTTCGATAGATATGCTCCTTTCCTTTATGTCCATATAGAACATGAAGGCACACTGCGACTTCAAGTCCTTGTACAGATACTTGATGCCCTCCTCTTCTTTCCTGTCGAGAGCTATGGGTGCTGCCTGGTTGTTGAACGGGACTGCATCGGGAAAGAAGCCTTTGAAGTACTGCCCTATCCCTTGCATATCGTATGTGAAATTACATTCCTCTACTCCCCACTCACGTAGTTTCGCCTTTACGACAGACACGATGGTTTTAGAATCTAAGCGCATGACCACGATGTCTTTTGTGTGATTACCCACCCAATACCACATAACAAAGTTATCACCACCCGTAAAAGCAATATCGGCTGACGCACGATGCACTCCATCGCCCAACTGTATGGAGTTATTGAATATAGCTTCCAAGTCTTCTATCTTCACCATATCGTCGCCAGCCGCTTTCCAATTCCAATTGGCTTCAAGGTCACGCATACGCTGTTCCTCGTCCTGCTGCGCAAGGTTGGCGATATAGGAAGCGTCCGTGCTGATGAGCTTGATGTTCTCTGATACGTCCGCACGAATGAATGTTACGGACTTGATGAACATGTCAAGTTTGGTGTAGCCGAGTTCCTCGTAGCTGTCCTTCCAGAGAGAATCGATAATGGACGAACACTGATCATACACCTCCTCGCGCGTGTCGCCCCAATAGATTTGGTCAGGCGTGTCTCCGTCCATGAAGCAGAACCTAACCTTGCAATCACGTTCAGGAATGATGTAGCCGTCTTCATCCACCCACCAGTCAATGAATTTGCGCACCCAGCTTTCGGGGTCAGGGTTACACGTTATCCAGAATCTGTTGCGGATATGCGCCGCATTACGGTTGTTCGTGAGCAGGTATTTGAATTTCTTGTATTCTACCTGCGTTCCCTCGTCAATGGCGATGTAGGAATACTGACGACCTTGAAACCTGTCCTTGAAGTCTTGATATGCCCCAGTGTAATACGAGAATTTCAGCCAGCCTCCGTTCTGGAAGTTCCACGTCATGTCGTTCTGCGACTTGTTGTAAGTCCCGAATTGGGAGTATAGCTTATAAGAATCCGAAATAAGAGAATCGAGGTCGTTCTTTTCCTTTCGCAGTATCAGGGCATGAAGTTCGGGATTGCGAATATCCTTTAACGTCTCCATGAGGGCGGAGAAGGACTTGCTGCCGCCTCGCGAACCTCCTATTATCTTAATATCAGCGTCTACGGAGAGTATTCTTTCCTGCGCTCCCTTCTGTGCTATGATTTTAAGTTTGTCGGGAGATTTTCGGTCGGCATCACGCAGAGACTGAATATACTCCTGCGTATAAACAGCATCTCCATTCGGCAATGTCAGTCCTGAAAACTTCTCAATCTTCTCCATTATGAATAAATATTCAATATTTTATGCAAAAATATACATTTTTATTTGGAATTTTGGATTTTTATACATATTTTTGCTCTTGAAATTGCATAAATATGCAGAATATATCGCAGGGTGGCGCAGCGGCAGCGCGGTTGGCTCATGACCAACAGGCCGGGAGTTCGATTCTCCCCCCTGCAACGATTAATCATTCAGGATAACAACTAATGGAAAGAGAAGAACTCAGAGAATTAGTAAACAAAGCATTGGGAAGCACCCAGTTGAAACTCAGCGAGCGTACCGTCAATGAAGAACTTGACGACGTTCTCGGCGACTTCGGAGACGACGAGGAATCTAATTCCAAGCTGGTCGAAAGAGTTGCAAACCGGTTGAAGCGGATGGACGGCAATCTCCACGCCGATGTCTCGAAAGAGGTCAGGGAGTACAAGGAGAACGCTGAAAAGAAGCTCAAGGAGGGCAACGGAGGAGGTTCTAAGAAGAACGAAGGTAATGAGGGTAGCGAAAGCGAAATCATGAAAGAGCTGAAAAATCTTAGGACAGAACTCGAGGAGGAACGCAACGCACGCAAACAGGCGGAGACCGAGAGAGCGAAGCACGCTACAATGGATTCTGTCAGAAAAGGTCTGAAGGCGAAGTTCGAGAATGCAGGCATGAAGCTCAACGACTTTTTTGTAAAGTCCGCCCTTTCAAAACTCGAAATTCCAAGTGAAGACGTCGATTTGAAATCTCTTGTTGAAAAAGCGGAGAGACTGTACAACGCCGACATCAAGGAAGCGGGAATTGAGACCGGCAAACCCCACGCAGGCGGGAACGGCGGCGGCAAGGAAGAGAAGGAAGACTGGAGCGATGTCGGGCGCATCGTCGGACGGAACAACCCGAAGACCGAGTAACAGGTATTCAGTTTAACAATTAACATCAATCGAAATGACAGAACTTGATTTTTATCAGCAGAGGATTCTCAATGCGGGAGTTTTCCAAGGTACTGTACTGATTCAGGCTCATGGCGAGATTGGCGGTAGTCGTAACGTATTCGTTAAGTTGCAGTCAAGTGCCAAGAACGGGTTGGTTTATCCAACAGTCGGTGGAGTTCTCGTAAATCCTTTCAAGGGCAATGCGAAGATTTTCGCAGGCGACCTTCTGGAGTACAATCCGGGCATCGAGGGCGATACCGGAGCGACGGTCAAGATCATGAAGACCTACGAGGTGGCGAAAGCAGCTTCTACGACAGAAGTCCTCATCAAGCGTGACGGTTTCCGTCATATCCCGTTTGTCGGCGACATCCTCATGGCAGCACCCAATGCTCTGACGGGTACCGGTACAGGCGTGACGGTCACCGCAGTGGAGAAAACGACCGACAACACCGCAGGTGATGTTTGGAAATTGACCGTCAGTGCAGCCGTTACCGCAGCTGTTGGGGCAGTCCTCGTGGAAGCAGACAAGGCTGGTGCAGGTGCTAAGGCTATTGTAACCAACCCCAACTGCTATGCGCCGTCGGACTTCGATTTCGTGTATAGCCCCGCAGCGTCGAACGATGATTTTGAGGGCGCACGCTATCTGTTCACCCCGTGTCTTGCAAACGAGAGCACGGTGCTTTACAAAGCGAAGATGTCTCCGATGCCGGCAAGTATTCTTGCAATGAACACGAGCAAGGTTGCAGGTTGGTTCTCGCTCTGATGTTTCACACTTAAAAGGTATAAGAAATGGCAAAATACAATTTTGAAGATTCGAGGTACGCAAAGTTCTTTGCAAGCCCAGAGAACACTCGTTTCTTGCAATCGTTCCTTGACAGCAAAGCCTTGTTCTACACGAACTACGGCTGGTACAAGACACAAGGACGCAAGGCTGCCGCAGAGACACCTTCAAACGCAGACGGCACGGCGGTTTTTTCTGTTAAGTCTCGTAAGTTGCAGGCACCTCACCTCATGGACCTGCGCGCTCCGCTCGGCGACAGCAACCAGGGAGACGGCTCGACCGAGAAGTTCTACACTGCGCCCATCCCAGACTTCATCGCAGAAGGAATCGTGGAGACGGCGACAGAGCGCAACTACAAGGTGAAGATGTTTGAACAGTTCGGTAATGACGCTGACATCGTTGCAACATACGTCGGCAAATTGCAGGACAAGTTCAACGCCGTCGACGCGACCATGAACTTCATGACTGCACAGTTGATGACTACCGCAAAGATCGATTACACGGGCATCGGCCGCGGCGTTCAGCTCCCGCTCCACAAGGCGGAGGTCCCGGCCGACAACTTCTTGAAGGCAGGCACAAAGGCTTGGGCAGATGCGGACTGCAATCTGCTCACGCAGATGCGCGTCCTCGAGGAGAAGGTGCGTCATCAGATGGGCGACTACGCCGGTCCGATGGTATGGCAGATGACCCGCAACGACTTCTACAACATCTTCCTGAAGAACAAGGAAGTCCGCGAGTTCGTTTCCAACTACCGCAATCTGAACTTCATCGCCGCGACACAGGAGGCTCCCGTCGTCGCTTCCGAATGGAACAAGGCGGTTGTTGACTTGGAAGGTGTTTCCCCCATCGAACTCGTCGTTGAGCAGGAGAGCAACAAGACCCACTCCAAGGAGGAGGTCGTCAAGGGCTGGAAGGACGGCACGGTCGTTCTCCGTCCGGCGGGCGACGCTGTGGAGTTCGAGTACAAGGCGATTCTCGACGAGCAGATGATCAGGCAGTTCGGTGCTAACGCTATCACGACTGTATTTGGCCGTGGCAATGACGGCTTGTCTCTTGTTGTCAATTCAACAATGGCTAATGGTCGCTTCAAGGAATGGCACACGGACGTGATGCTTTCGGCATGTCCTGCTCTGATTGAGTTCCCGAACCACTACATCATCGACATCACCCACGCAGGATAACGGTCGAATCGACCCTGTATGGAATCAGTATTAGAAGTATATATGGATTACACGGTAGAGGATTACATTCTCGCAAAAGTAAAGTTTGAAGTGCCGGCAGACGCGCTCTGTCCCATCTTCATCGACCGGGAGATTGATGCGAAGTCTCCGGTAACGGACTGCGGCAGGGACAAGGTGCGCCTTGCGTATGCCGACTTGCTGAAGTGGATGGTCCTCGGCCCGAGCAAATTCAACAATACTTCTGATACTGATAATGGATGGACGCACTCGTCCGGCGGTTACCTGCTCACAAGCGATGACATCAAGGAGTTGAAAAACGAAGCCAATGCCATCTATGCGGAACTTGAACCGTCATCTGTCTTTGGAAGAAAAACTACGTTCAGGATGAATAGTGGCGGAATTAAACGTGCCAATGTTGATTTGGCGGGCAATCCATTACCACATATCATTCGCACTTAAGTTTCAGTATGAGAAAGGAAGCAGTAAGAAATCCCCGTTACCCTCACATGATTAAGATTGTGCGCATTTCGGAAAAGAATGTGCCTGTCGAAAACGCGAGCGAGATTGACGATGAAGACCCGTTCGCAACGGGTACTGCTTCTGATCCCAAAACGAAGACGGAAAAGGAGGAGGTCACGCTCTATGACGGCAGGGGACGCTCGTTTACGGACACGACCACCAATGGCATGGGCAAGGTCGACATCAACAAGAGGAAGGCTTCGATTCCGGTCCGGTATGACGGATGGGGAGCCGGCAGGCAGCCCCTTGACGGCGACACCATATATGCCACTGTCGGCAACAACACCGAGGTGGGGCGTGTCCGTGACAGCGAGCCTGACAACGATAGGACAATTGTTTACTGGGAACTTGTAAGGGTTTAGTGATATGGAGAGTTTGGCAGAGCAGTTCGAGAAAAGAATCTTCAAGCCGTTCAACGCATACGCAGTTGAAAAGGCAAAGCAAGTTGTTGATGCTATCGCTTTAGAAGCAGTAGATGTCGCCATCGAGAAACACAATCCGCTTAGTGAAGAAGATTTCTACGATGTCACGGGTAACCTGTTTACCTCCATAAGTGCAGCCGCTTACTATAAAGGTGTTCCATTCGCATTATACTCTGTTGGAGATACAGAAGGAGATCCATTATGTAAAACTCTTACAAAAGGGATGAAGAAGTACAGACCTTTTTATGCGGATTTGACTACTGGAGGAGTGGGAGAAGGACCTTTTAAGGCAACAGTCGGAAATAAGCGTGCTTATGGTCCTGCGGAATCAAAGAAAGCCCTGACAGATATGTTTAGCGGCATCCCTAAGACCCATACATGGGCGGTGAGAGTGATTGCTGCCGTTCCTTATGCTTTTAAGGCGCATAATCTAATGGTCGCAGTCAAGGACGAAGTGAAGAAACGTGCATCATCGAAGAAGATATGGTGAGTTTGAAGACATTATACTACGGAATAGCGAAAGCTGTCAATGGCATCTGTGAAAAAGGATACTATCAGGACAGGCCTGCGTCTGTAAAGGACAGGCCGGACAGCTACGTCGTGGTAAGTCTTCCCTCCTCCATCTACAACAACGAAATGGACGTGCGGGGCGGCTACAACGACTTCTCCACTTCCGTCGTCCTGGAAGTCTACGTGAGAGACCTCGCGTCTGCGAGCAACCCCAACGGCATGGACGTAAAGACGATGGACGAGAAGGTGAACTCCATGCTGGCTCTTTTCCCAATCAGCACGAAGGATTTCAAGGTGACGGATCCGACGATAACCCTCCAGACGAGCGACAGGTCGGGATTCCACGTGACGTTCATACAGGGACAGTTGAGGACGAAGTAATTTAAGTTTCACAATAAAACAGAACAGCAACCATGGCAATGAAGAAGAAGACAGAGCTGAAGGACGTTTTTTCAAGTCCCGGCTCGCTGATGTTTCAGAAGGGAATCATAGACCTCGCCAACGTGGCGGAGGTGACCATTTCCCCGGAGCTCGAGCTTCCCGTGAAGGTCGATTCGCTGAAAGTCGAGCAGGGTGACCCTTCCATCACCCACTACAAGATAATCGGAATGGAGGGCGACTGGGTCTCGTCGGCGGAAATCGGAGACTTCGAGATCTCCCTTACCGTCCCGACGAAGAGTCCGGAAGTCCTGAAATGGGCGCACGGAGAAGACGCCGTCAAGGACGGAGTGAAGATCGCCCTCGGCACCACGAAGTACGAGGGTCATTCCCTTGTACTGAAAAAGCACAAGATCTACGGGACGTTCTTCATCGAGGATGACACGCAGGAGAACATCATGATCCTTTCCGGCGTCGCTCTGTGGGCGAAGCCCCTGCTGGACGACGGGAAGGTGTATGCGATCGGGCTTACCGGTACCATCGAGGTCGGAGACAAGCCTTCCATCGCCTGGATCAAGAAGAAGGCGTAGCGGCTTTCCCGCAACCGTTTTTTTCATTACAGCAACGCAGGGGCGGCCGGCTTTTCGGAAAAGAGCCGCCGCCCCTTTCCAATTAAGACAGCATGGAGAAAAAGATGATAGAACAGCCGGGGACGGAGCTTCAGGAAGTCCTTGACGACATTCTGAACGAGACCCCTACGGAATACACCTTCAGGGGCAGGAGACGCAGGCTCGGGTGGCTGCACAAGGGCACGACGAGGAAATTCACCCACATAGAGCTGAAGGAGAAGGACGAATGGAAGAAACGCGTCAAGCAGTGCGCCGTCGTGCAGCTCAACAACGTGTGGAAGATACGCCTTTTCTACTGGATTCTGTGGAGGTATTACTTCTACGTCCTCGACCTTGACGTGTGGGAGGTGCTCGGCGTGTTCAACGCCGCTAAAAAAAAAATACAATCAGCAGCGTTTCAGCTCACTACCATATTAGCGACCGCAATGACGGACGCGATGATGACGATGACGAAAGCGGAAGCAGAGCGTACCCGAGCAGGACGAGCTGGGGAGGAGCGTTCAGCTTAGCGGAGAAATTCAGCTTTCTCTTCGAGCGTCGTTTCGGCATCCGCGCCTATGATTACTGGTGGGGGTACACGTCAGCGCAGATCGACCTCATGGCGATCGACCAGCCCGTGATCGTGTATCAAAAGGACAAGAAAGGCGGGCACGCAAGCAAGGCGGAGATGGACGAGATCACGGAGGCGTGGGAGAAGAAGCACAGGCAGTCGAGGGCCGGCAGGCGGATCTCGCTCAATGAATATTTCAACAACGGTGTTACGGACGAAGACAAAGGGTGAACTACCCATGAGCTAAAGACTCGTGGGCTTCGGGTTTCGCAGAGGAACGGCCTCTCAAAAGATTGGTTCTTACTTCCTCTCCACCCGTGTAATCGACAGTTCCTGCCGATATATTGTTTAATCCGAAACGAAGAATATTGATAGCGGCATTAACATCACGGTTATGATGAGTATGACAAACAGGACATTCCCACTCACGGACAGACAAATCTTTAGTCTGTTTGTTGATATACCCACAGACATTGCAAGTCTGCGAGGAAGGGAAGTATCGGTCTATCTTCACAACCTTTTTGCCGTTCCATTCTGCCTTGTAGGTAAGCATGGAAACGAAGCTGCCCCAGCTTGCATCGGTAACGGATTTGGCAAGGTGATGGTTCTTCTCCATACCCTTTACATTCAAATCCTCGATGCAGATGGTATCATATCTCCGTACAAGAGAAATGGAACACTTATGCAGATAGTCGGCACGGCTATTGGCAATTTTATCGTGAAGTCTGGCAACTTTGCGCTTTTGGTTTTCAAACCCTCCGCTGCCTTTCTTCTTGCGAGAAAGATGCCGCTGCGCCCTTGCAAGTTTGCGCTCGTATCTTCTTGTGTATCGGTTATTCTTAAAAGTTTCTCCCTCGGAAGTGATGAGCAAGTCCTTCAAGCCCATATCCACGCCAATCGACTTACCAGTCTTTTCAAGCGGAGTTACGTATTCTTCTTCTGTAAATACAGAAACGAAATACTTACCGCTTGGTGTCTTGGAAATAGTTACCTTACCGATTTTGCCTTTTATCTCACGGTGTACACGGCACTTGATACCATCCTTGAACTTGGGTATGAAAAGCCTTCCACCTACGACAGATGCAAATTGCGGAACGGTAAAACTATTTTTGGAGTGCTTGGATTTGAAGTTAGGAAATTTTGCACGCTTCTGAAAGAAATTGGTATAGGCCACTTCAAGACTTCGGATAGCAAACTGCAAAGTTTGAGAATTTACTTCTTTCAGCCATGCGGTTGCTTCCCGCTTCTTCAATGCGGTGAGAGTCTTAGCTTGTGCGTAATAATTATCGCTTTTACCAGTGAGCCTATATTGCTCCTTACGCTGATTGAGAAAGTAGTTGTACACAAAGCGAGAACATCCGAAGTGCCTTGCCAGCAAATCGGTTTGTGCCTTGTTCGGGTACAGTCTGAACTTGAACGTTCTGTTTATCTTTCTCATATTGTTTACAAAGATGGTAATTATTTTGTAAATACCAAAAGTTTTTTGTGTATTTATGGCATGAAAGAAAATTATAATCACAAAGATAGGCATAAGTATTATGGTATGATGGTTACTTTGTCTGCTCAATAGGCGAAGCCAACCCTAACACAGTAAGAGAATACATTAAGCAACAAGGATAGTACCTTACATCCCACAAGCTAAAGACTTGTTGGTTTTACGGCACTTAATATAAATAGACATGGCAGACGGAAATTTAGGAGATTTGTGGTTCAGTCTCGGGATAAGGGACAATGTTTCCAAGCAGCTCAACGGAACGCTGAAGGAAGTCCAGCGTCTGGAGGGTCTTATCGGGGAGATAAACAAAAAAATCACGGAGCTGGACAGAGGCGGCAAGAACAGTGATTCCAAGGCTCTGAAAAACGCCTTGAACAACGCCCTCGACTACCTGCACATGCTCCAGAAGATCAACAAGGAACGTGACAGGATTTCCGACCTGAAGTCTGTCAACAAAGGGGTAGACACGTCGAAGCTCGAACAGGCGGACAGGCTGCTCCGGGACATGAAGCAGCATCTCCTCGACCTCCAGTCGGGCAAGAAGTTCGGAGGGGTCGACGTTTCCGTCATTTCCGCTTTCTCGAAGAGTCTGCGGAACACCCTGACGGATGTCGGCAACCTGAAGGAGGCGTTCAACAAAGACAATTCTCTATCCAATTCCGCAAGCAATGCGGCGAGGCTGGAGAAAGAGCTGGTGCGCGTGAAGAACCGTCTTCAGGAAATTTATTCTTTGCAGTCGCAGGGAATGAAAGGCGGTTTCGGGACGGGCATGCTGCTGGCAGGCGGGAACTCACTTAGAGGTGTCCGGCAGCGCATGGAGAAGATGCTTTCCGACCCCGGCATGCTGACCGACGCTTCCGCTTACAAGAAACTGATTTCAGACATAGATCTTGCCATGGCGAAGGCGACCGGCAAGGTACAGGAGTACAACAGGGAGAGACGCAAATCGGTGCAGGCCGAAAAGGAAACGGCCGAAGCGGCAAGGCGGACGCAGGCTGCCGTGAGGGAGCAGGCTGCCGCCGCGAGGGATCTTTCTTCCGCATTCAGCAGGGCCCGTGACGCGGCGAGCAGGACATCGGGCGTGATGGACGACATGAAGAGCCTGCTGCTTCAGGGAGGCATCGTCTACGGTGCGCAGCAGTTTGCCGATTCCATCATACAGACCGGCGGCGAGATCGCCCAGCAGCACATCGCCCTGCGCAACATCATCGGCGATGCGAGAAAGGCGGACGAGCTGTTTGCCCAGACGCAGCAGCTTGCGCTGGAATCTCCGTTCAAGTTCGGAGAACTCAACCGGGACGTGAAGCAGCTTGCGGCGTTCGGCGTGGAGACGGACAGCCTGTATGACACCACGAAGCGGCTCGCCGACGTCGCCTCCGGCCTCGGCGTGTCTTTCGAGCGGCTCGGCCTTGCCTACGGACAGGTGAAGTCGAGGAGCTGGCTCGACGGAAAGGAACTGCGCCAGTTCGCCTATGCGGGTCTTCCGCTGCTTCAGAAGATCATGGAGCTGTACAACGAGACGGGGAAGAACGGAAAGAGCAACTATACCACGAAGGATGTCCGGGACATGATAACCAAGCGTCAGGTGTCGTTTGAGGACGTAGACGCAGTCATCAGGAAAATGACGGACGATGGCGGACAGTTCTACAACATGCAGTACGTTCTTTCCGACACGCTGCTCGGCCGCTGGAACAAGCTCATCGACGCATGGGACATCATGCTCGGCAGGTTCGCGGACGGCAAGAGCGTGGTCGGGCGTTTCTTCATGACCGCCATCAACGGTGCCGTCACGCTCGTACAGTCCATTGACAAGTTAGGGCCGGTTCTGCTCGCCGCTTTCTCCGGCGTGGCGTTAAAGAAACTAAGCTCTTCCGTAGGCGGCGGACTTGCAGACAGTCTTCTTTCCTCCAAGCAGTCGCTGGCGGCTAAATACGAAGAAAAGGCTCTTACGGGGCAACTTAATGCAGAGGAGCGGCGCATACTGCTCACCAAACGGCAGATAACCGCAACGGATCTGAAGGTGCTTGCGACCACGAAGGCGATAACGTCGGCCGATCTGCAGCGCGCATACGTTGCCCGTCAGATAACGACGGCGCAGTACAAGGAGCTTTCCGCAATGCTGGCGCAGAAGAGGCAGGCGACAGCCCTTGCCGCCCGTTTCCGTCTCATTCGCATGCAGGTCCGCCTCATGTTCACCGCCGGCTACTGGCGGAACTTCGCCGCGAGGGGGATGGCGGCATTCGACCTGCTGAAGGCAGGTGCGGTTTCTCTTGGTCGTACTGTTTGGACGGCAATCGGGGGGCTGCCCGGGTTACTCATTACCGCTGTATCTATGCTTGTCGCAGATTGGATGCAGGAGGAGGAAGAGTTGAAACAGACGGCGGATTCCATTGCGCAGAGCACGAAGCAGACCTACGACGACCTGCGGAAGTACATCGACGAGAACCCCATCAACGTCAAGGCTTCCGTTTCCGACATCGCCGAGCAGATAGAAAAGGAAAAGGAGGAGCTGAAAGAGAAGGCGGGGTCGGGTTACGATTCCATCATCATCGACGTCGCCATGAAGGCCAAAGGAGACCCCGGGAAACAGCTGGAGTACCTGCGCAGATACACCGACCTTTATGCCCGTGCGGCGGAAAAGGCGCAGGCGATGAAGGACGTGTTCGCGGAAGCGGAGAAAGCCTCGAAGGGACTGTTCAGGGAATCGATACAGACGAATCTCTCCGACCTTGAGAAGAGCGCGCAGAAGCTCGGTCTCGTAACGTCGAAGATTTCGATGCAGCAGCTCGTGAAAGACGCGCAGGACCTGAAAGCGAAGGGAGACGTCAGCGGTGATTTCAAGAAGTTCGCAGACATCATACTGGAAGCGAACAGAAACGGACTTTCGCTGGCCCAGACGCTTTCCAATGTGAAGGACGCGGCGTTGGATATGTCTTCCGTGAGCTTCCGCGGCGCAAGGGGGACGAGCATCTCCGATTACGTCGGCGTGTCATTGGCTGCGGCCGGCGACAGCAAGAACCTCGATGCGAACATTGCGGATTTTGCCAAAAGTCTTTCGGGGCAGTTTGAAAACCTCGCCAAGGACCCGATGGAGCAGGCGACCTACCGGATACTGAAGGACGCATGGAAGGAAGCCAATAGTCTTGATGTGGTGCAGGGGACGTACTTCGACATGAAGCTCGACCAGGCGATGGGGCTGAAGGAGTTTCCGTCTCTTGCCGAGGACATGGCGAAGGATGCGGCGGGACGTATCAGCGACACGACACGGCAGCTGCTCGCCACCGGGCAGCCGCTGACGAAGGCGGCGCAGGAGGACATACGGAAAGCCACCGATGCCGCCATGGACCACTTCAGGGCGACGTGGCCCGGCAACGCGAACGAAATTCAGAGATTGATAGGTGATCACAAATTCCAGCTCAACGTTTACATGCACGTCGTCGGGGAACAGTCCGTCACGCAGAACGCGCTGGATGATTTCTATCAGGGCAAGCCGATGTACGGCAAAGGGACACCTCTCCGCATCGGCTATCAGGGGCCACGCCCGAGGCAGTTCTCGCAGAACGGAAAATCCTATTATGAGCAGTGGGCAAACGGCGGAAGCTCCCCCGATGAAGTCGAGAAGAAGGCCAAGGAAGCTGTCGACAAGGCCCTCGAGGTGTACAATTCGGCCGTGAGGCAAAGGGGGAAAATGCGGGCGGCGGAATATTACACGGCACTGACGAACGTCCGTTCCGCCTTCAAGGAGGTCATCGGCTACGGATATGAGGGCGAGGCTTCCGGCATAACGAAGAAGAACGACGCAAAGGCGGAGAAGGCCCGCAGGGCAGCTGAAAAAGCGAAAAGAGACCGTGAGCGCGCGGCGGAGAGGGAGAGACGCAGGTGGGAGAAGGAACAGCGTCAGATACTGAAAGGTTGGCAGAGCCGCAAGAAGCTGCTGGAGGAGTATTACGAGACGTGGAACAGGTGGCGCACGATAGAGGGGAAGGAAAATGCGAAGAGGCGCGTCCGGAACGACAGGCGTTTCGCAGGTGTCAACAGGGCGTACAGGGCCCCGGAAGACCTCGCCGGCAACCTGTCGAGGCTCGCGGGAGGATATGCGAAGCTCGCAAAGACGGAAGACCAGCGCAACTTCATCGCCGAGACGAGGACGGAGGCGGCGAAGAAAGAGGCCGACATCGAGTTCCGGAATGCGGAGAGGCAGGTGAAGGCCCTCACCGAGCAGCTCGACATCCTGACGAGGCAGTACGACATCTACGAGAAGCTGTCGAAGTTCACGTCCGGTTCCTCCGCCGCCGAATACGCATTCGGTTTCAACGGTGCCGCCAATGCCGGGAAGGGCAGTTACTACGGTTATCTCCGTGACCGCCTCAACGGGATGCAGGGGCGGAAGGTCGTTCCGAAGCCGTTTGTCGACAACGGGATGCCTGACGGCGAGAAGGACAAGAAGGAACTCGAAGAAGTCACGGTCAGGGCGAGTACGCGGAAGATCGACTTCGGCGCGGAAGGCCTCGAGGGCGTCCTCCGGCTTACGGATGCGGAGATCGAGAGCATATACGGCAAGGAACGGAAGCTCACGAAGGAAATCCTCGACCTGAAGAAGGAACGCGTCAGGATCGATTCCGAGATAGCGGAAAACCTGTCGAAAGGCTATGAATACGATGAGGACTACGGTGCGCAGATCGCCTTCAACAACAGACGGCTCGACGAGCAGATCTCACGTCTCCGGGAACGCAACAGGCTGCCGAAGGACAATCCGCAGCATATCAGCGACGAGGCACTCTCGGAAACGGAGCAGAACCTCCGCAGGAAGACGACGCGCGACAACAACGACCTTTCCTTCAGGCAGATGCAGCGGGAGTCAGGATGGGCGTCCGCCATGGGAAACCTCGGTTCGATGTCGAGCGGCGTCGTCGGAAGGATACGCTCGGAGGTGGAAGCCCGGCTTGACGCGGGGAATCTGTCCGACGACGAGCGCGGAAAGCTGAACGAGGCACTGGAGAAGCTGAACGAGCATTTCGAGAAGACCGACCCGTTCTCCGCCATCGTGAATGGGTACGACATCATCAAGGTCATCGAGACGATCCGCCAGGGAAAGAAGGACGAAAGCGGCCGGTATACGGTAGACGCGAAGACGGCGCGTTCCGCCGGTCTTAAGGTCAGCAAGGACAACAGGTATTCCGATGCGGACCTCGATGCCGCGCAGGGGAACGTCCTGAAAGGCTTTGACAATTCGCTGAAAGCGATCTCCGACGGATTCCAGTCGTTGCAGGGCGTATTGCAGCCCGTCGTGGATCTGTTCGACGCTCTCGGGAACAAGGGAATCGGCGAGGGCGCGCAGACGGCCGGAAAGGCTTTCGGGAGCGCGGTCAGCGTAGGCGGCGGCCTGTCCACCATTTCCAATGCGGCGAAAGGAGCCGGCATGGACAAGCTGGCCGGTGCCCTCGGCAACGCCGGTCCTTACGGTGCGGCGGCTGCGGCGGCGTTGAGCGTCGCCTCCTCTCTGTGGAACAAGAAGACTTCTTCGCAGAAGGCCTACGAGAAACAGGCGGAATACCTCAAGAACATCCAGGGTACGGTAAAGGAGATCAATTCCGGGCTGAAGGAGAAGGTCTCATCGGCCTACGGTTCGCAGTCGCAGGTTTCGGGCGCGGCGGTCAGGAGAAACCTCGAGACGGAGGCGGCCGAGGTGAGGAACACCTACATGGCGTGGACGGATGCCAAGGAGAAGCGCGGCGGCCACAGGAACCGCGTCAAGGTCGCCGGATTCGCGAGCGGGCTGAACGACTGGCTCTCCTCAATCGGATGGGACCACAGGGACAGGAACGGAGAGTACCTGCCGGGTGTAGGAGCGCAGGAACTGCATCTGCTCGACGGGAAGCTGCTCGAACGGTACAGGAACGAGCACGCCGGCGCATGGGCGAACCTCGATTCCGCGGCGAAGGAATACCTCAACCGCCTCATCGAGATAGAGGGCGAGGAAGGCGAAATCAAGAAGATAACGGAGGAAACGGCCAAGGCGGTGACGGACATGGACGTGAGCACGCTGAAATCGGAGTGGTCGGGTCTTCTCAATGACCTTGATTCCGCCAATGAGGACTTCGCCGACAACTTCGAAAAGCACATGCGCAACGCCATCCTCAACGGAATGATCGCCAACCAGTATGGCGATAAACTTGCAGAATTAAACAAGGAGAACGCCAGGCGAGGGGGAAGTAAAAAAGGAAACAAGTACGTTGCAAAGGACGGCAGGGTGAAGGAACATACCGGCGGAGACGATTCGGATGACGTCATGTCGGAATACACCGAAGAAGAGTACCGCCTGTCCGCAGATGCCTACAAGGAGCTGTCGGAGCAGGCACGGCAGACGCGTGATGTCCTGAAGAAGCTCTACGGCTGGTCTGACAAGGACAGCAGGTCGAGAGCCGGCAGCAACATCAAGGGTATTACGGAGGAGACTGCCGACATCATCGCCTCGTACCTGAATGCCATACGGCTCGATGTGTCGGTAGACCGTCCGAATATACAGAAGATAGCCGATGCTGTTGCAAGTATGCCCGAAATGAGCGGCATCGCCCAGTCGCAACTATCACAACTGACAACACTTGTAACCCTTGCACAGTACCGCAACGGGCGGCTTGACGACATGTACAGCTGGATGCGGTCTGTCACAAAAGAGGGAGGAACGAAGCATTTATCGGTGTAAAAGCGAGGGGGAAAGCCCCTCGCTCATCTTATTCTATTCTAACATACTTCATATTTTTTGCACTATCGTTCGACAAAACAAGTTCTCTATCGGAACAACTCTCTATCTTATACCTTTTTCTACTTCCATACTCTTGGTGATGGCCTAAGAAATTACTTTCAGCAATAGTATGCCCATTAAAGAAAAGGCTGTCGCCTTCTTGTTCCCATCTACCTTCTGTATTGATATTGATTTCACATTCAGAGCTTTGTGTGACATCAAATAAAAGACGGAACCTATTGTGATAGGTCATATTATCTCTCATCTCCAAAGTTTCACTTCCGCTTCCATGGACGTCTTCTTGTGGAACAAACTCCCACTTTCCTACTATTTCTCTATTATAACTATTGCACCCACAAAGTAGAAAGACGATAATTGTAATTATTAGATTTGCCTTCATAATTTTATTGTTTTTAGTTTAACATTATATCTGCAAAGGTAGCGGTTAAACACCATCTTTGCAAACGTTTTTGATATAGTTTTGCGGATTACATTGGTTTTTCCGCAATTCCGCATATTTATTTGTTAATTATTGCATAATTATACAATTATTTGTATATTTGCGGTTAAAAGGACGCAGGCATGCAGTACGAAAAGGTGTATATTCAGAAAACGAGGACGGGGTCGGCGGTCATGGAGACCGTCGCCGACTTCGACATATACTGCGCCGACATGCCGTTCAGGCTGTTCGTGGAGGCGAAGGAGCCGTCGAAGCGTGACTGGGCGGACGAGCACGGAGACGACGAGTACATACCGGAGGACGGCCTGAAGATGAAGGCCTACACGATGGACGTGAAGTTCTGCTGCAAGGGCGACAAATACTCTTCAAACGAGAAGATCAGGAAGTTCATCAGCTATCTCACGGGGATGGACGGAACGGGCGCGGAACTCAAGATGTACTGCACGTGGACGAAGATCGGCCGCAGGGGCATCCGTTTCGACAAGCTGAACGACAAGGCGGACCTCATGAGGGACGGAGACGGAGACGTACTCGTGTTCACGGTGACGTTCAAGGTAAACGACCCGGTCACGGACGTTCTGCCGGTCGTGGGCGAAAACAATGAAGTGAAAGAACTGAAGGTAACAAGATAACAGGATAACAAGATGAGCGAATGGGCGATAAGACACGGCGACGGCAGCGTCCTGAAGGACGAGGCCGGGAATGAGGTCACCACCGGGAACCTTGAATACAGCGGTTCGTGGATGGGAGAGTGCTTCGTTTCCGTCACGTTCAAGAACGCCGTGCCCATCCTTTTCAGAATCGGCGACTTCCTCACCTACCGCGGCGAGGTGTTCGAGATCAACTACGACCCCGGCAAGATAAAGCAGTCGAGGCGCGGTGAATACGGAGAAGCCTTCGTCTACGAGAATGTCAAGTTCAACGCCAAGCAGGACGAGCTGGCGAGGACGGAGTTCCTCGACATTGTCCTGCACGACAATCAGATACATTATACTTCGCTGACGAAGTTCGCCTTCTACGTTTCTTCCCCCGACGACCTGCTCGACCGCATACAGGCGAACCTCGACGAGCAGTGGGGCGTGGGCGCATGGAAGATATACAGCCGGAACAGGCTCCGCTCGGGGCAGCGCGGCTGTGACTTGTCCGTCTGGGACAAAACATACGGTGGCGGCATTGCGGACAACGTCATAGATTCTACTTCCATCACGGCGGACGGACTGAACTGCTGGAATGCGCTCGCATTGATAAACAGCCAGTTCGACATAAACTTCATTACACGGGGGCGGAATGTTTTTGTCGGCACGGCGGGACTTCCGACTTCTCATATCTTCAAATACGGCAGAGGGAACGGTCTGTACCAGATAGAGCAGAACGCCGACAGCGAACAGGCCGTTGCCACCCGACTGCGCGCCTACGGCTCCACGAAGAACCTTCCGAACAGATACTACGCCACGCTGAACCTACAGGTCTCGGCCGCCGTGAAGGCCGTAGAAGGAGAGCTGTACGTCTTTCCGGACGGACGGCAGGCGAACGTCAGCGTCGAGCTCGCGCTTCCTTTCTCCGTATCGTATTTCACGGGAGCCAGCATAGGCACGGGTTCCGACGTAGACCGCCCCTGCTACGTCGTGCCGGTGACTTGCAACGGGGCGAAGGCTGTCGTCCGCGCGTTCAAAAGCCTGAACTCCGCGAACACGATCCTCCAGTGCGACTATTCGGACATTCCCCTGTATTATTACGAGGCGAACTCCCTGGAAGACGTGAAGAGGTTTGCGGCGAATGCGAAGGAGGGTGCGAAAATCATCTTCACGTCATCCGTCAACAAGGAGAAGTTCCCCCGTGAGAACAGAGACTATGCTACGGCGAATCTTCCGGACAACATGGCCGTCGACCGCCTGATGCTCCCCGGCTTCCCCAATAAGTCGCTGAAGCAGTGGTGGGACGAGCAGACAGAAGAAACGAAGCGGAGAATTTATCAGGGCGACAAATCGCATCTTTTTTCTGAAAGCAAATATCGCCCCTACATAGATTCCGCCAACGTGAAAGAAATTGGCGTCCGCCCGAACTCCGTTTATTTCGACAGCAAGGATGTACAGCAGGGGATCGAGGACATATATCCGACGATAGAGAAAATGGAGATTGGCGGCATCCGGATAGACGAAGTGGAATCCGCCGACACGATAGAGGACAACGGGGTTTTCAAAGACGGCTCCACGATTCCTAATTTCCACATTCGCTTAAAGGCGGCCATTGATTTCGACCTCAACGACCTCATCGGCAATTCCACGGAACAGCCGACCATTTCGATGAAGGACGGCATGTGCGGCGGCCGGACGTTTCAGATAGGCTCCGTCAATAAACAGAAAGACGGAAGCTGGGAGCTGACCTGCCAGCGGGTGAAGGACGAAAGCCTTGACCTGTATTTCCCCTACAACGACTATCAGGTAAAGACGGGCGACCATTTCGTGCTGCTGGGCATCCCGCTGCCCGATTCCTATGTCGAGGCGGCTTCGATGAAGCTGCTGAAATATGCGCTCTCCTACCTCGACAGGAACGATTATACGCGTTATGTCTATTCTCCGAAGATAGATGATGTGTATATGCAGCGTCAGCACGACATGGCGGTCGCAGACACGACGCATGCGATCATATCGCTTCATGATACCATCAAGGAGGGCGACATCATGCAGTTCGACGATTCCGACCTGCGCATCGAAGGCAAGGTGTCCATCGACCAGCTCGTCATCCGGGAGGAAGACGGAAAGATACCGTCTTACGATGTGACGCTGCGGGAAGACAAGTCGGTCGGGACGATACAGAAGATACAGGAGAAGATAAGCTCCCTCGAAAGCGGCAACGGAGGCGCAGGCGGCGGAGGCGGGCTGACCGTCCCGCAGGTGCAGCGTCTGATAGAGACGCACGGAGGAAGGCACTTCCTTGACAGGCTGCATCCCGACACCGCCCGGGAGCTGATAACGTTCCTGAAGGGGATTGCGGTAGGTGACGGCTGCGGCATTGACGGAAAGGGCAACGCGAATCTGCTGGACGTCATCGCATCCGCCCTTAAGAGCAGGGACTTCCATTCAGGCCTGCTCGACGGCTCGGGCTTCGGAATCTACGAGGACGAGCACGGAAAGAGCGTGGCGGAGGTGGACAGGCTCGAGGTGCGGCAGAAGGCGACGTTCGCAGAGCTGGAGTACAGGCGGCTGGCCTTCACGACGGGCGACGTGGGCTATACGAGCGCAGGCGGCAGAATCGCTTTCGTGAAGAAGACAGGGAACGTGTTTCGCTGCTACTTCCTCGCAGACGACGGAGAAAAGCGTGTCGCCAACGAGTGGCGAGTGGGTGATATGGCGATGTGCAGGACGGACAACCTCCTGTCACGGATAATGAAGCAGGCGGCCAACCGCTACTACTGGAGGCTGGTGGTGAACACAGGCGAGGAGACAACCGGCGGAAAGCTGTATTACTTCATCGACCTGTCCGACACCAGGGGAAGTCTCGAACTGACCGTTGACGGAAAGAAGCATGTCTGCGTGGGCATGGATACGAGCACGGAGAATGACGTGCCGCAGGCGGAGGACGACATCATACAGTTAGGAAGCCAGACCGACCCCGACAGGCAATACGCTTACATTCTCTATGTGTCGGAGGGAAAGCGGGTCGACTATGCCGGCATCAACGACTACGACCTCACACGGCACATCGTCAACGAGTTCTCGCCCAGGGGAACGACGATACGCTCGGACAGCTTCAAGGTCATATCCGGAGCAGGGACAGGCACGGGCGCACCCATCGTGTGCGACAGGGGCGAATGGGTCAGCGGGACGGTGGCCGGACATTACGACCGCTTTTCATACCGCGGCTCGCTGTGGCTCTGCACCGTCGGCGCGGGGAAGACCACCACGGAAGAACCTTCGGAGAAGAGCAGGGTGTGGCTCAGACAGGTAGCGCAGGGTGCGGAAGGAGCGCAGGGTGCGTCGCCGGTCATGCTCGACATCTATTCAGACGGCGGCAACTTCATCCGCAACGGACAGGGCACGGTGACGCTGACGGCCGTCGTTACGAAGGCGAACGTGGACATCACGGGCACTTTCCCTCCCGTCTGCTTCTCATGGCTTCGGCACAGCGGCAACGCCGCCTACGACGAGGCGTGGAACAGCCGCCACAAGGGAGCGGGTCCCGTCGTCACCGTCGGGGCGGAGGACGTAGACAAGCGCACCGTCTTCGAGTGCGTATTAGACGATTGAACCAAACAGGACATCAACATCATAAATCAAAAACGACATGGCAATAAAAGCAAGGAATCAGATTACCATCGTAGACCTCAACGACGCAAAGTCCGTGCAGGTATACTTCACCGCATCGCAGGGCTTCTCGCAGGGATACAACCCGGACACGAACGTGTACACTCCGAACTACCCTGCGCAGAACAACGTCATCACCCCGAAGGTGTATGAGAGTGGCGATGCAACGGAGCATTTGGCGAACTGTACGAATGTCGTTTACACGGTCAACGGAACGGCGATCACGGCATCGACGAACAACACGAACTACGCCGTCAACGCAGCCAAGCAGCTCGTCATCAAGGGCAACCTCACGGCAGACCTCAACGTGACGTTCACGGCCGACTATGTGGATTCCGACCGCATCACGTCCAAAATCGGCGGTTCGTTCGCCGTCATCCGCAACGTCACGAGCGGTGCGCTGTTCTCCGTCGTGCTGACCTGCCCGAAGGGAAACATCTTCGATGCGGCGCACCCCGGCGACCTGACCGTCACGGCGCAGTGCTTCCGCGGCTCGGTGGCCGACAACGCGGGAAACTCATTCACGTGGGAGCAGTTCGACACCGCGTCGGGGCAGTGGAAGGCTGTGGCATCGGGGCGTGCCAACGGTGCGACGCTGACCGTGAAGCCCGGAGACGTGCTGAACTTCCAGACCTTCCGGGTGCGCGCCCATGACAACGGCGGCAACGGACAGGCACAGGCCGACGCGCAGGCTCTCGTGACGTTCCAGGATCTCACCGACCCCTACACCGTGGAACTCTACTGCCCGACAGGCGACAAGATCGTCAACGGAGCGGGGCAGACCACCGTGAACGCACGCGTATGGCAGGGCGGACAGAAAATCGAGGACGAGGCCACGCCGGAGGCGAGCCGCAGGTTCGACTACGCATGGAAGAAGTTCGACAAGGACGGCAGGCCGCAGAACTGGAACGGCACGACATCCAACGTCAGGACCGGCAACCCCGTGACCGTCCTTGCGGCGGAGGTCAGCACGAAGACGACCGTCGTCTGCGAGATAACGGAGAAATAACGGCACATACGGAGCTTCCACCGGTCGGAAGCTCCTTCACTACACACACACAAGAACATGGCAGGAAAGATTGTAGCAAGGGGACAGATGACGATTGCGGGCATCAGCGACGGCAAGACGAGCCACCCATACATCCGCTACTCGGATGACGGAGGAAAGACGTTCACGGCGGCGCGGCAGGGTATCAGGCGGCTGTCGTCGTGGGAATGCGAGAAGTACGGAATCAGACCGATTGAGTACGTGGACAACTCTGAATTCGCTTATACGAAGACCGGAATCCTCGGCTCGGACGATGCCGTGATGGAACTGGTCACATCTGTGACAGACCTGATTCAGAATTACTCGATGATGGCAGGGTGCAGAACGTTCAGACCCACGAAAGAGCTGTACATCGGCACTTACAAGACAGGCGGCACGGTGTATGCCGTCGGCGCATTCGGAAACATAGTCAGCAAGACTTTCGCCATCAAGGAGGATGCCGTCTTCTCGTACAGGCTCTCCCGTGAAGGGTTCTGCGTGGACGGAAAGAAAGTCGGAGGAACGCCGGCATACGTCCCGGGGTCAGTCCCGGTGAACGAGATCGCCGTGGCCTCATGGAACGACAACGGCGCATTCTCCCAAAGAATCAGACAGAAGATTTACCATGCACGTGTGAAAAGCGAATCGCAGGGAAAGGAAACGGAGCTGTTCCCGGCCGTCAATTCCGAAGGCGTTGCGGGTCTGTTCGACAGGGTGGAGAGGAAATTCCATGTTTCAGATCTGAAAGGGAAGAGATATGTGAAAGGGGGCGACGTTCCCCCCGACGACACATTCGGCACGACCCCCGGCGAGTGGATGGGCGTCGCGTTCTCCGACAAGGGCTACCCTCCGTTTGACGTGAAGGAATACACGTGGAGCAGGACGAAGGGCGACCCGGGCAAGGGCGTGAAGTCGGTCGTGAGGTACTTCGGCCTGTCGGACAGCCCTGCGAGAGAGCCGGAGAGCTGGTCGCCGAAGGCACTCGCCCCGACGGACGAGATGCCGTACCTGTGGTCTTTCGACCGCATCACGTACACGGACGGGACGGTCACGGACACCACGCACGCCGTCGCCGGTACGAAGGGCTCACAGGCGGAGTTCCACCGGCTGCGCGCCGTCGCCGAGACAGCCTCCGTGGGGACGGACAACGTTCTGAAGGTGCTGCTTTCCTACGAGATAGAACACGTCAGGGGAGCACAGGTGACGGCGGTGGCGGGCGACAGGAAGGGCATCCACGTCACGGCGCACACGTCAACGGGGGAGGAAATCTCCATGACGGCCGGAGCGAGGAACGAAGGTCATTACGAAATGCAGAACTACTCGAAGCAGGAGAACCGCCCGGATTACGTCGTCGTGGAGCTGAAGGACGTGGCGGACAGGACACTCGACAGCCGCACGGTGCAGGTGACGATGGAGGCGGCATCGTTCGTGAACGTCATCGGGGACGTGAGGGAGACCGTCTCGCAGCACGGAAGGAACATCTCCAGGATAGAGCAGAAGGCGGACGGCATATCGCTGAAGGTGGAGGGGATGAAGAACGGCGTGAGGAATCTCCTGAAAGGAGGCAGGCTGAATGTCTCGTTCTCGACCTACGGACTCCCGTCCGCTTTCCGTCTGAAGCTCAAGCCCGATACCGACTATACGCTGACGGTCTGCGGACGCATCAGCGAGGATGCGCTGAAGAAGGGACAGACGCTGCATACGTACGTCTTCGACAAGGACTGGAAGTGGTCCTCCTCCTTTGTCATCCAGTCCACGTCGGACACTGCGGCATCCGTCACGTTCCGCATACCGGCAGACAGACATTCGCCGGAAGACTACTATATCAGCTGCTTTCCGTTCCCGAACCAGGAGCCGAAGGGGAAGAACGGCGAGGTGACCGTCAGCTGGATAGTCCTCACGGAGGGGACGCAGGCGGCGGCATCGTGGATTCCGGCGGAGGGGGAGACCGGCGAGGAAAAGGCAAGGGAGGTCGAGGCGAGGCTCGAGAACGGAGAGTTCAGGGTGAAATCCGACAAGACGGTGTTCGTCGACGGCAACGGAAAGGAGACGGTGCTCATCAAGGACGGAAAGCTGTCCGCCGAGCTGATAGATGCCGTGAAGCTCGTCGCCGCCGGCATACGCGCCCAGACGATAGACGCGCAGAACGCCGTGTTCAGGAACATCACGGTGGAGGGCGAAAGCACGTTCAGGGGACGGCTCGACGGAACGAGCGGCACGTTCAAGTCGCTCGACTGCATCGACGGGAAAGGAGAGACGGTCGGCGGCATAGGTTTCTCGCAGGACGGACGGATGTACCTCTCCGGGCACGTTTCGATGAACGGCACGAAGGAGGTGAACGGCAGGCGGGTTCCGTTCAGGTTCTACACGGCCGACGTGTGGTGCAGAGGACAGTTCGGAAACCATGCCAGGACGTTCGCCGTCATCAAGGACGAGTTCATGTACGTACACCACGGAGGACATGAAGACACGGACGGCGTGAAGATAAGGATGGACACGACTACGGTAACAGGCGGCTATCCGACCGTAACGGCGTACGTCATACCGCTGTACAGCCCGGGGTACAATGGAGCGTTCGGTAGATGGCACGGAACGGTCGTCGACATCGACAACCCGAACGTAAGCGGAGGAGACCCGTCCGGGCCGTCTGAACTCGCCGCAGACCCGGAGATTCCGGTCGGCTGTCCGATAGACGTCGTCATCTTCAACTGCACGAAATACACATACTACACGTTCTACGACATGCTGGACGGAAAGACGTGGACGGTCATCAACGGAAACAAGGACAGGCACATACACGTCATAGACCGTGGCGGCGTATTGGACATGCCGGGAGGCGCGACGGCGGAGTACACCTACGTCAGCCCGAAGTGGCTCACTCCGAGGTACGATGACGACGGCAACAGACCGTGGCTCGGAGTCATGCACTCAGGATTCGAACAGATTAATTTATAAAAACGGAGAAAGGAAAGAAATCATGAAGACAGTATCATCAAGGACAGAGAAGACGGTGGTGTCCGACCTCGGCCGCTTCCGCCACGTGGTAAGTTACACGGCAGACGACACCGACCCGAAGGCCGTCAAGGTCATCCGCCTCGAGGACAGCGTCGTGAACCTCGCCGCACCCGGCGTGGCCGGAACGCCGAAGGGGAAGCTCGCATACGACGGCGTGAGCATCAAGGCAGAGGAGATAGACATCTGCCCCTGCTTCGCCTCCATCGTGGAAGACCTCAAGGCCGTCTGCGTGGCGATAGAGCACGGCGAAAATCTCCCCGACAGGGCGTTTCCGGCGGAGGAGCAGGCGGGAGAGAAACTCGAGGACAGGGAGGACTGACGCATGGACGTGGTAGAATTTCAGCTCAGCACGGCCGTCGTCCACTCCATGGCGATGCACCTCATCGTGTGCGTCGTCATGTGGACGCTCGTGTTCATCGCAGCGTTCATCGACCTGTGGGACAGGATATACACGCAGCACAAGCTCAAACGCCCGCTCACATCGCACCTCATGCGCAAGACGCTCGGCAAGATGGGGGAGTACTGGCGTTTCCTGCTCATCGCCCTCATCATCGACGCTGTGGTGTTCGTGTCGTGCGCCGTCCTCGGTGTCCGCTCGTTCCCGTTCGTGACGACGGCGTTCTCGGCCGCCCTGCTGCTCATCGAGACGAAGAGCCTGCTGGAGCATGCGAGGGAGCGCAGGAGCAGTGCGGTGGACATACAGCACATCATAGAGGCGGTCATCGGAGCGGCGAGCGACCGTGATGCGAAGAAAGTAATCAAGGCCGTGGCCGAATACCTCGGGGAGAGGGACGGAGACACCGGCAGGCCGCAGACTTAAAAACAAAAGGAGAAACAGGGAAATGGCAAATTTCACACTTGGAGAGATGGTGCAGTCGTCCACGGCGGAGCGGCTGGGAATACCGAACAATCCGCCGGCGCAGGTAAGGGTGAACATCACCGAGACCATACGGCTGCTGGAGTGCATCAGGGCGGAATGGGCGGAATACTGCGAAAGGCGTTCCCTCGGCACGCCTGCGATACGCATTACCAGCGGCTACCGCTCGGCGGAGCTGAACAGGGCCGTCGGGGGCAAGCGCACGTCGGCGCACCTGTACGGCTATGCGGCCGACCTCCAGCCGGTCAACGGACGGCAGGACGAGTTCGAGAGGTTCTTCGCAACGGAGTTCTCGAAGATGGGCTACGCCTACGACCAGATAATCATCGAACGGTCGAAGACGGCCCGGTGGGTGCATGTGGGCTACAGGCGTGCCGACGGAAAGCAGAGAAGACAGTGTTTCACATTGAAAGTATAATGTTATGGAAGAAAAGGAATATGAAGAGAAGATGAGGGCGTTCGTGTATTCGTCCGCCTTCTGTGCGGCCGTGCTCGTCGTAGCACTGCTGTGCGGATGTTCGCACAGGACATACGTACCCCTTCAGTCGGTGCGCACGGACACCGTCTATATGGCGAGGAAGGACAGCGTACACATCAAGGACAGCCTTGTCATTCGACAGGTGATTAATGTTCGGGACAGCGTTGCTATCCATGACAGCGTGGTGATCGTCAAGGACGAGCAAGGCAACGTCAAGGAAAAGTTGATTGTCCGCTACCGTGACCGCTGGCATGCGTCGACGGACAACCTGACGCTCCGGAGGCAGCTGGACAGATACAGGGCGCAGAACGACAGTCTGCGGGCGGCGAGACGTGACAGCGTGGCCGTTCCGGTGCCTGTCGAAAAGAAGCTCACGAAATGGCAGAAGTTCAAGATGGACGTTGGAGGCTGGGCGATAGGTGCGATGTCAGCCGTTCTGATTGCCGCCTGCGCATACGTCCTGATGTGGCTGGCGAGGAAACGCAGGCTCGTCTGACATGCAGATTCTTGAAGATTCTTGAAGGTTCTTGCAGATTCTTGCAGAACTTGCAAGAATTCCCCCCTGTACGCTTGCAGGTCACATGGAAAATCGCTATATTTGCAGAAGGAACGTGATTTAATAGGTTTTTAGTTAGTTTCACAAGGTTCAAGGTTTATTCAGGTTTTTGTATTGAACGAACATACCCCCTGCCATCCGTGAGGACAGCAGGGGGTTTCCGTACATAAAAAAAGGGAGGGTGTGTCAAAATTGATACATCCTCTTTTTTATTCTTCCTTTACCTTGTCTA